GTTGACCGCAAGATTACCACGGCAAATCCTGCTGCGCCTCTGACACCGGCTGAACAAAACATTGCCAATGCAATGACACGCGACTTCGAAGACGTGCATTCGCAATATGTCAAAGCATACGGCAAGGCTCTGTTGGAGCAGGTAGATCCGGCAACGGCTGTCACCGACAGCAAAGTGCAGGAAGCGTACAGCAAAACTGCTGTGCGGATGGCTTTGCAGTTGATGAAAGATAACCCGACGCAGTTTGGCTTCAACCCTGCGAAGGAGCAGGTTAGCGATGCCGTCTATCGCACGCTGTCGCAGTTGGATAAGATTGACGACACAGCGCTTGAGGCTGCTATCAACCAAGTTGGTCTTCGTCCCGATCAGTTTGCGGCGATGACAAAGACGACAGCGTCTGAAGCCGGTAAGATTTTGCAGAGCTATTCTGTTGCTGCTCGTGCGCTCAATCGTCTGCGTCAAATTGATCCTACGTTTGATAAGCAGATGAAGGATCTTTATGGCGTTGATGGCGATCAGGTTAGTGCGCTAACTAAATTTGGTCAAGGCATTCAGCGAGTCGAACGCGAATCTAAAGCCATCATCACGTCCGGTATCGATACTCTGGCACGTAACATCGTCGGTAACACCATTGGTGTTTCGATGAAGACCGGCGTGCAGATGCTTGAAGGCATTCGCTACAGCGTCGGCACAGCGCTTAGCGCAGCCGATGGCGAAAAGCTGACGGTGCTGCGTAAGACGATGGGTGATTCGTTCAAGGATGCACTCGGCACGTTCTACTACATGCGTAAGAACGGATTGGCAGAAGACGTTACTGAAACGGTGTTGCAAAACAATCCGTCGTTGCTCAGCCGCATCTCTACGGCAACACAAGACACGGAGCTTGAAAATGTCAGTAAGCTTGCTCGTTGGTCACAAACTCTCAACAATGCAATGGACGGCATGTACCGTCGCGCATCGTTTGCTGCCTCACTGGAGCGAGAACTACGTCGTGTTGGCGTTGATCTGTACAAAGATGTACTAGCGCAGAATAAGGACATTCCCACGTCGGTGCTGAAGAAAGCGCTCGACGATTCGTTTAAGGATACCTTCTCGTATACGCCTCAGATGTATGCCAAGTCGTTCTCGGCATTCGAAGACGCATTCGAAAAGGTGGGGGCACAGTTTGTTCGTGTCTCAGAAGCGCCCGGTATGTCGTTGGCAATTCCGTTCCCACGATTCGTTACAAACGCCATTGCCTTCCAATACAAATACAGCCCGTTGGGTTTTGTTGGCGCTACAGAATATGTCGCTCAAGCGGCTAAGCTGCGTGCTGCCGGTCAACTTGACAAGGCTGAGATGGTGGCGCGTGAAGGTGCTACAAAGGCTATTCAAGCCACTGTCGGACTTGGCATGCTCGCTGCTGCCTATGACTATCGGAAGAACAATCCCGATATCAATTGGAGCGAAATCAAAGTCGATGGCGGCGTACTTGACGTCAAATCCATCTTCCCTCTTGCACCCTATCTCGGATTGGCAGATTGGCTTGCTCGTGACGTTGAAGGCGGCACCGGAAGCGCACCGAAGAAAGAGATTGTGGAAAACATTCTCGGCTTCAAAATGCCTGCCGGTACTCAACACAGCTTCTTACAAACCATTCAGGATCTGATTGAGAGCGATGAGAAGGGCGATGCCTTCCTTGAAGGACTCGGCAAGATTGCCGGTGACTTCATGGGTCGTTTTACGCAGCCGTTCGTGACAAAGCAAATCTTCGACATGATGGATTTGATTCGTGGCGACGAAGCGGCTATGGCACGCGATCCGAATGTGCTGACTGCTGAAACAACGGGTGGTCGTGTAGCTGAGGCAGCTTTACAGCGAGTACAGGCGAAGTTTCCCGTCGTCAAAGAAGAACTGCCGCCTGCTGTCGTTCGTTTCAAGGAGCAGCCGACACCGTCGAAGGAAGGCGAATTCTTCAATCGACTCGTTGGTTTCCGCACCATTCCGCAGCGCTCTGAAGCCGAGAAAGAAATCATCAAGCACAGCACAGACCTGTACAAAGTGTATGGTCGGCCCAGTGGTGAGAAAGAATTTGATCGTATGTTTATTGAGAATACGAACAAGTTTGCTCTTGACTTTGTCGACAGCATGATTAAGCGCCCCGACTACGTCAACGGTACAAGCGAAGAAAAGAAGAAGTCAATTGATAATGCTGTTCGCAAAGCGGTAGAGTTTGCAAAGAGAGAAACTGAAGGTCAATTTGCTGAGCAGTTTCCAGAGAAACTAAATCGTATTAAATATCTTCGTCTTTCTTCTGAAGATAAGAAAATTGTCAATCAACGCTATGCTCGCGATCATGGCGGCAGGACGATGGAGGAAGACAAAGCTTACGATCTGTTGCCCGAATACGTTGACATGGGTAAAACAAAGTTCGCAGCCGGTGGCGTGGTACAACAGATGAGTCAACTCTTTGGAAGATAATCATGGGATTTATCAGCAAACTTGGAAGTAAGCTTGTTAGCAAGGCAGCGCCAAAAGCGGCTTTGTCGCTGTCTGAGAAGGCGGCTGAGGAAACCGTCGCTGCTGCGCCTCCCAAACTGTCTCTGGTTAAGCCTAAAACGACGGCTAAGGCGACGCAAGCGGTTGAGCCTACTCCGACCCCTACCGCTGCCATTGAAGAGCCTGAGCAGGGCATTACGCTGTCGTTGGCTGAGCAGTTTGCGAAGAATCAAGGCATTGCTGCACAGGCTGACGAATTCGAACAGGTTCCGTTCTACAGCTTCCCGAATAAAACATTCACTGATAAACAATATCTCGAAGCAGAGAAAGCGCTCGAAGAAGACTTTCTCATGCCTAGTGCTTTTAATAAACTGAAGAATAACGAACAGAAGTTTGCTAATGAGCTTCAAAAGAAAGCCGTCAAACTATTCGGTAATAAAGACGAACAGTATGACATGCCCTACGATATTCAGTCGAAGGCTAAAACTATTGATGAGGCTGTTGCTGAAGTAGAGGCTGCTAAGGCTCAGAAGCCTACAACGATTACTGGTGAGGAAGATATCCCTGCTCCCGCACCTGTTGATACTAAGAAGAGCATCTTCAGCGGAAAACTCGGTACAAGTAGGGGTGCTGAAAGTAATCAGATTCTTGAAGATATTCGGCAATTTCGTGAGCAGAACTACAAAGAACTTTCGTCGATGCCACAGGCGCAGCGATTCGATGAGCCGGTATTAGATGTTGCGTTGGGTGAATTTAGGCATAAATACGGCTACGAATATGATCCGATTGTTCGCAAGGACAACAAGCGCATTGTTGATTTGATGAACGAAAAGCAAAAAGAATATGATCGGCTGAAAAAGAAGTATGCCAATACTCCCGATATCACCATTTATCATGGAGGATCGACAGAGAAGATTGCATCAATTGAAAGAGAAGGCTTTCGTCGTCCGTCGTTGTCTAAGCGTACCGCGCAACAGGAATTGCGTACAGGCTCTACATCGATGACGACAGACATCGCCCTAAACCTCAATCCTGCTACAGCATTTGGCGGTGCTGCTGAGAATATTCTTGAAAAGAAGATGCCGTATGCAGACTACATGTTCACTCGCGTCAGTATGAAGCCGAGCGAGTATCGCGATAAAGATTTAGATGCTACTGCACGCACTATCACAGGATCGCCCACGGGCGTTCGTGCCTTGCGTCTTCCGCGCACATCAGGTTTCTATGAGACTGAGTCAGCCTTCATCGAATCTGACAAGATGAAGATGGGGAAGAATGTTGGTGAGCTTTCAGCGAAGAAAGACATATACGACGATATTCGTCAAAAACGAATTAAGCTTCAAGATAGGCTTACCAGTGAAGCTGCTAAATATCCATTTAGTGCAGAGTTTGACAAAGCATCTGCGGCAAAATCATATGCCCTTGTTCGTGACTATTTGAATAATACAGCAAGACTTGCGCGTTTGTCGAATGTTCGTAGCGGCATTGGCGAACAATACGAAAGCGAAATGTCTAGTCTATTTTATAGATCTGACTATTTGAAAACACTTCGCGACGCATTGATGAAATTTGGTATGGACGAAAAGGCATACAACGTTGGTCGTCTTGTAAATATCGCAGAGCGCGGATTGGTTGTAGGCAATGATACAAAAGTTGGAAGCGATCTACTAGACCTCACTGACAAATTCAGAAAAGGTGGTCTTGTACGACGCAAATGAAAAAGCCCCGAAAGGGGCTTTCTCTTTGGTGCCTCATGACAGAATCGAACTGCCAACCTCGGGTTACAAAGCCGATGTTATGCCATTTAACTAATGAGGCTATTGAAGGATGTTGACACCGCTCAATGCGCCCTGTGGAATCTTCTCGTCCATATCGACACCGATTTCATCGATGGCATGAAGAGCTTCGATCAAGATCTGCATCACGTCAGATTTGGTGAATGATTCGCTGACGTACATATCCATCGTGTGCTCAGTGGCTTTGATGATGAGGGTGCCTTCAGGCGTGTTGTTTTCCTGCATTTGATTGCACCTTTTTCAGATTGTCAAAATAGGCGCAATCGAAACCACGCTGCCATTCTTTGCCCTTGAGCGTTTCAGGATTGTATTTGCATACAAGCCATCCGCGAGAGAAGGCGTAGTAGCCTTCTTCAAAAGCAAACATCGACTCCTTCGAAATGAAAAAGTTTTTGTCGATAAACTTCACAGCATTTCCTTCAGTTGTGATATCGGAAGATTGTAACAATCTGCTTTGACAACATACTTGTTGTCAGCATCCAATTGCCCTTTCTTCATAAACACAGCGTCTTTGAAGAACTGGTCTTTGGAGTATACACCACACCACCAAGCTGTCGTCAAGTCTTTTTTTACTCGCACGAAAGCATAAATGTCACAGTTTTGTTTCGTATTGAAGTTGGCAACACTGTTGCTGTAATGCGGTAGCGGAGCAACAGAGGTTGACTTCGTTTTCACATCAACGCGCTTCTTGTTGACGATCATATCGTAGTCGTAGGTATTGGTGTGGTCAATGGTTTTGCCGTGCTTCTTGAATACGTACGCTGCCACTTCTTCACCAATAAAGCCAACAAGATTGCCCATACCGAGGGTGATGCTGTTCTTCAGCGTCCCCATCTCTTTGGCTTTCTTCCTAGCTCGACTAATCATGGCGTCAGTTATTTCGACCTCAATCATCAGCCATATCCCTTCGATCCATAAATTCACCAATATAGATCGTCAGGAATGGAACCTTCAACAAGATACCAACATAGCAGAGCAACACTTCTTTGCCGCTTTTCTCTTCTTCTGCACGATAACAAATTTCTTCGTTGTGCTCAATGTCTAG